GGCTCCACCACTTGAAACCCAGTCACCTGGAATGTAAGAGGTCGCTGCATTATACGCAGCTAAATCTCCAACCTCAATATCTACTTGCGCCCCCGAAGTGAAAACACGGATATAATTTTCGCCAAATTCTAAAACGTAGGATAAAGCATTGCTCCGTGCAAATTCAACGATTCGGGTAGCATCATCGGAATCTTTAACAGTATCAATATATTCTGTCCCGGGACGACGAGTTGCTGCGCCTTGAGATAGAACAAAGAAGTTTTCCAGTTGTTTGCAGCCGGTGTGGTATTTTTCAATATCGGTGCGCCTATCAAGTAAAGGAGATAATTCGCCACCACCGAAGCTAGTTAGAACAGGAGTTGACATTATTACCTCACATTGTTACGCGCTTGACCGGCATTTATTCCTTGTCTACGAGAATCCAACCATACAGATTTATGAGCCTCCATGCGAGTCCCTTCGTTGGCATCAAATCCACGGGCATCTGACCAAGCTTTACCTAACTGTTCGGCAATTACATTTAATAGCGTTCCATTCTCAACAAGAGAATATGCCATAGCAAGTGCTAGTTCTAAATAAATCACTTTTCGGCAGAGAGGGTCAAGGTCATCCGGATCATCGGGATTACCCAAGTAAAGAATTTTTGCGGTTCCTTCATCGGTTTTTAACATGCGCCCTTCAATTACCCATTCATATTCTGTATCTTCCATGCGGAGGACACGAAGGCATTTGGGATTATTAGGGAGCGGATATGCGTATTCCCATCCATGTTTATCATAGGTGGAATCTTGGGCAAGTTCGGTGCGGAATAAAGCGCAGTTCCAGTTATGTGCGCGAAGTACTTCTTCAACGGTTTGATCGTACATTTCATTGCAAAGTTTTGCGTTCTTGGATTCTTCGTCTAAGGACTGAATGGTTTGCTCTCCCACTCTTCTTAGTGCCTGGTTACATAAAGATACTTTAGACATGCTTCTCTCCTTTTATTTAAAAAAGGGCAGCTACGATAAGCGAAATAAATCTCTTACCGCAACTGCCACAAACCGAAGGGGAAAATTAGTCAGTAACGTAGTAGATGACTCCGGCAAGAGTATCACCATTCGCTAATGCTACTGTTGGGCTTGTTGCTCTGAGAGTAACACCGTCCTTGCTTTCAAAGACATATGTTCCTGCATCAAGTCCAACCTGTACGCTACATAGTGGGAAATATCCGGCAGTTTCAACAGAAACGGCAGCATCTAACCCATTAGGGTCAGCAGTTACAGTATCACCATCTTCATCAGTATAAGCATCCCAACCGATATCAACTGTTTCACTTCCTGTGACCCAATTAATATACAGTGCTGAAAGTTTACCGAGAAGACGAACTTTTCCGGCAGGAAGTTTGCACAGTGCAACTGAACTTCCGATATCTCCTACTCCGTCCTGGGTATGAGAAACGAACATAGACCGAACACGACCTTTCCAAGTCGCAGTATCCAACTTAGTAGGTGGAACATCTGTATAAACTTTATCATACTCGATTGATTCTTGAGTTGTAATAGACATTTAAAAATCTCCTGTTTAAATTAAAAATTAAGGGGCTAAATAAATAACCCCATTATCTGCGATTAGGCAGGACTTTGGTCACATAGAATTTGAACCACTTTCTCTTCTTCAACACGAGTTGAACCCGCGCTCAAGCAAAGATAAACACGAACGTTGAATTTCTTACCTGGATCAACGCCAATGTTAGTAGTGATATCCATATTGACATTCAATCCGAGGCCGGACTTAGCAAATGCAAAGTTGGTACGGATGTCTGTCGCTGAATCATGTCCCGTGCGCTGAGTTTGAACAAAGTCAAATCCCATGAAACGAGAAACCTCACCATCAACCAAAGCTTTAACCGCAGCATAGTCTGAACTAGTTATCTGAGTTGTTGCCAACAGATCATCTTTCTGTTCTTGGGCGCAAACGTAACAAAGTTTGTTCATTGGATGCTCGATGTCCACTTCATTCACTCCGAAGAGGGATTTAGCAGCAATCAGTTTTGCAATAGTAAGACCAATGTTTGCTCCACCCAAGTCAACCGCAACTTTCTGAGTAGATGGGAGTGCTACGGCAGTAGTTCCACGTTTACCAGTATATGCAGTTCCGGTAGCTGCTGCGATGATAAAATCATCAAGCCCACGACCGAGAGTGTAAGATCCATTGATAGAATAAGAAGAGGTTGGATCGATGAGCATTTTAACTTTATCCTGCTTGTCAATCATGTCGCCCCATTCAATATCTTGAGGTGTGACTGCCCTGCGAAGATGAGGAGTACTCATAATCGGGGTGTCGCCGTGACGTTCTGTGATTTCCTGGTAGTCAACTTCATCAATCTGTTCGAAAAATACTCGTTCAGCTTGATCAGTTTTTACCCAAACTTTATCACGAAGTTTTGAGCCTTTTTGCTGAGAAAGGATAGTAATCATATTACTATATTGTTCCCTAAAGGCAGTTTCAATGTATACAGACATAATAGTCTCCTGTTAAATTTACGATTTAAAATACGAAAAAATAATTAGAAGATTATCGGTAGTCCGGTCTTCTGACAAAAATAAAATTGCCAGATTCCGCTAAAGCAGAATTATCTGATCTAAACTTATGTTAGCATAATTGTTTTAGTTTATCAAGCTATTTTTGCGAAATTCGCCAATCTTTGGTAAAATCCTGCAAAAAAGAACCCCGCCCCCTATAGTTAAACAGGGAACGGGGCAACCAAGGGAGGAGAGTTTTTTAACTTCCTTTAGGATACATCTGTTCAAAGTATCCAGTAATTTTCCTTTGTATGTTTTGATATTCGGGATGACTCGGGTCTTGATATCCTGGATGGGCTTGCAGTTCAGAGACTTTTCCTTTGATTGCTTCCACCGTTTCTGCTGCTGCGCCTTGACCTATACTCACAAGGGAGTCTTCTCCCATTGTCTGACTCAAGGCATACATGAACTTAGCAAATTTTGGAATCTTCTCAAGTCCAAATTCCTTGGCGATTTCGAATCCGTCAATCTTCTCAAGAGCAGCAGCACCCATTTCTAAATTATGGTCGTACTTGTCTGCCCATTCAGTTTTGAGTTCTTCGCGTTCTGCATCGAGACTACCCTCAATTTCACCAGTTCCGTTCTCCCAAGCATTTTTCTGCATGTCGTAAAATTCACCACGCAAACCTAATGTTTGTTCCGGAGTGAGATTATACTTCAATGCTTGATTGGCGAACCAATTTACCTGTTCTTGATCGTATGGCATTCCTTCCGGATGATTCTCCGGCTGCACCATTCCATAATCTTCAGCTTTTTCCGGAACTCCCATTGACTGGTAGAATTCCTTCTTATGCTCATCAGAAACAAATTCTCCTGGTGCGAGCTTTTTACCAACCATTTTATTCGCATTGATCAAACTCTTCGCCATTCCTTCGATTGACTTGAAGTTTTTCATACTTGCGTTTTCTGCCAATTCGGGGAACTGAGACTGCCAGTTTTCCTGGAGCATACCTTTGTCGTCGGCAAGACCGGTAGTCTTGGGAGGATTAGTTTTGCTTTGATGGATTTGCGTGACCATATCATTGAAGGTATCTACTCCCTCCATGCTGCCACGGACATCCTCCCCAAGAGATGCTTTCCAGTCTGATGCGAAGTTACCCTCGGGGTTGACAATGAAGTCAGTCATAGTGCCAACATTAGCACCACCATCGTCGTCCGGTGCATCGTAAAAAAATAGGTTCTTCATAATAATTTCTCCTTCGGTTTGTTTAGATTATTTATAGTTAGCGTAATCTTTTTTCTTCTTCCTGTTTGCTGCTCTTGCTGCAAGGAACCGTTTGGCGACATTAAAGTTTTCATAAACTTCTTCCGCTAATTCCGGATAGTACTTTTCAGCCCAGTCGATTACATCGGGATGTTTAGTACCTTCTTCTCCTCCATCGGGACAAGGGGGGACACCGGGCAACTCATCCCATCCAAAAGGATTATGCTGACCTTTACGCTTGACGCGAATGGCGGGGGCAATTAATTCCGGATCAATAGCAACCTTTACACCGTTGTGAAGGTCTTTGATGTCCTTGGTGAGTTTTTTGTTATCCTCAATTAGCATTTTTACCAATTCCGCATCAGTCGGGGCAGTAACCGCATCGGTTTCAATTGGTTCTTCGCTTTTCGGAACAAAGGTCGTCGATGCCTCGTTCTTTTCAGCCAGCTCTTCTTTCGGAGGCAAGAACGGTTTAGGTTCTTCCTTGGCAGTCGGTGCTGCTTTTAGATTTTTAATCACGGTCTTTGCCATCTTGGATGCGGGGATCAGATACTTTTCCTGTCCTTTCTCCATGATAGTTTTCCCATCTACTACGGTCGCAACCAGTTCATCATTACGATGAATCTCATTGCCCTTAATTGTGTACTTTGTTGACATCTTTGTCTCCTTCTGGTTGTTTGTAATTACTCGGCTTGTTTCCTTGCTTAACTGTGGATCGTTCCCCATTCAAGCGTTCTTCTATATAAAGGGATGGTGTTCGCATCCCCAAGGCAAGATATGTGTCATATGGATCACGCATAACGCATTTTGAATCTTTACCACAAAAACGATAAAGGTCTTCTAATACTCTTTCTCCGTGATGTCCGGAAAACACAATGTCATAAGAAGTATCCATGTCCTCTTGTGCTTGCTGCTCTTCCTTCATTTGTTCACTCATAAAATGGTTCCTTCGGTTACTTTAAGTACTTTTTTTGTTTCTTCGGATTATTCTTCTCTATAAATTCTCTCCATTCTTTTTCATAAAGGCAATTTACTTTTACGCCTTTCTTTCTTACTATCTCAATAGCTTCAATTAAACCGGAAACATAAATCTCATGGGCCATGCCTAACATGCAGACTCCAAATATATTTATCTCATCATAATCAATCGCATCTAAAATCATAATATTTATAGTGCAACTCTGTGCGTTATCTGGATAGTTAAGGTCATAACTCTTAATTATCTTTGCACCAGAGTCTTTATTCGCTTTCTTCCAGTTTCCTTTATATCTATTTTCTAGTGTCGAGATTGTGGACTCGTCGTGTAATTCATATATTCGTTGTGGATCCATCCAAGGATACCACATATACCAATCATTCAGAGTCCACGTATCTCCGTTTAATAAATTCATAGAATCTATACCGAGGTTTTGAAAATCTGCTCGGTACAGTCCTACGATGTTAACTACTTTATGTAGTTGATGTGAACGTGATTGCTCCACTTGTAACGATTTTCCCATTAGGAAGTCCAATATTCAAATACATGGTATCAACAGTTGTCTTTGTAAGAGCAATGTCAATATCGCCATCTGCTTCTGATACTGCAATACCACTGATAACGGAATCCTCACCATTAACAACGATAAATCCATCAGTACCGGATGCAATTGAATCTGGCCCAGTTCCTTCTAGGGTCAGACCTGCTGCATCACTTGTCAACCAAAATGGAACTTGACCGATAATTGCCATAGCGGCTCCGGCAGCATCATTAAGTTGAATAGCACAAGTAATAGTGGCAGTTCCCTGCACTCCTACTGTGATAACTGCTCCGGCAATTCCGCCGGCACTACCTTTCAATGCCAATTTAGGTTCTTTGGTATTCGGATCGACTACGATTTCGTAGTCCGTTACTGCGGGGGAATCATTGATTAACAATTCATCCAATCCCAGTTGTGTTAACGCTAATTCATCGTTCATCACGGTTTCCTTTTTTTTGTTTTGACTCGTATCTATTGTTGACCACCACCACCCAACGCACCACCTACATTTTCTAATGGTGAATTAGGTTCGGTTGTTTTCTGTAATTTACTCGCGGCATCTGCACCTTTATTAATCATTTCCATCTTCTCTGCCGCTTCTTGTTTCTCTGCTCTTGCCTGTCTTAAACCGTCACGCTCTTCAATTGTACGCATGAACTCTTTTGGGACTCCCTTTCTCAAGGCAATGCCTCGTGAAGCATTATCCGGATTAAAGTTATCTGCAACTGACGGATCCATTTCAAACATTGCCTGTGATTCCATCATTGTTTCGCGGAATGCTGAAACATCCAGTTCATCTAATGCAAGTGCAAGTTTACCGGTGTACTGGACTTCATATCCAGGATTTGATTTGAGTATTTCCGGAACTGGAGGCAAAAGCCCCTGTCTGTCGAGAATACCATAACAACGGTGAAGTATCGGTGAAAGTTTCTCGGACTGAACCCGTGCAAGAATCGGAGCAAACAATGTCATCTGAAGATCAACTCTTTCAAGAACTTCAGCTTTTGTCATGTAACTCTTATTGGCCAAGGCATCAAACATTTCATTATAGAACATATTCCTTATAGTTACCTGTTCTCTCTCGATCATTTCAAGACCGATTGAGACATCGGGACGGGTATCCAGGACTTGTGGTCTGTTTTCCCACCGTGATCCACGGACATACATCATCCCACCAGGATCGCCATTATAGGCATCCAAGTTAATTACGGAATCATCACTTACCATTATAGTCTTGTCGACTGCTTTCTCTGCGCCACGAATAACCGTTGCTCTCATGCGATTAAGCATTTTAATGAAAGTTAAAGCATTCATTGCGGGTGATCTTCCGTAGACTTCTGCCGAGTTTTTCATAAAGCGACCAACGACATAGGGGTTTTCATCGTAACCCCCCTCACTAATCTGATGTTTAGTATCAACTTCGATATAAAACGAGGCAAACGGCATGTGAAGTTTGTTAAGGGATTTAGGATTCCAATCTTTTCTCGGAGCAACTGCATGGATAAATCTAAACTTCTTATCTGTTTTTTTAGATTTATCCGCTTCCAGGTCTTTTCTTACTTCTTCAGAGAGATTTTTTTCTCCAAATTTTTGGGCAGCTTGCCGTGCAGTCAATTTGAATTCGTGATTGCAGACATCTACCAAACCGGTAGCAGATTCCATGATTGTATAAGCATTAATTGGAATATTCTGAAAACGGAGAGGGGTCTCGGTTCCTTTCTCAATGTAAAGATTGCTTGTACCAAAACCACCTAGATCAAGAAAGTCCTCATGGATTTCAAGAGCAAAATGAGATTCGTACATGTATTTCATAACCTTATGACTGACATCTGAGAAATACCACTGTACTTCTTCCCTTGAGGCCAGTTCCGGGTTCCTTGCACGGAAAATAAACCATTGTTTATGCGCCGGACACATATAACCGAACATTCCCGAAGAAAGTTTATCATTTGATTCAATGGCAGTGCCGTCCAGGATATGCTCGTTCCTACGCTCACCTGGATGGAATTCTTGGGTTATGTTATTTTTAAGCGGATAAACAAAATCAGCAATATCTTGGAAGTAGGTGTCCCAGTTCTCCCTTTCTCCTTTCAGCGAATTATGCTGACCAACTATTTTTTCAGCTATTTCACTATTCATAGTACCACCTTATTTACCAAGTAAGACTTTTTTGCTTGTTGATCCCGAATTACCTTTCTGTTTCAAAAGAGTATCATCGCGACCCTTGGCAAACTTTTTGCGCTCAAGTGCTTCTTTTTTCTTTTGCTGAACGTCATCGTCATCTTTGGTTGGTGGGGGAGCCGGTGGTGGTGGTGGAGGTGGTGCTTGAGGTGCGCTACCCGATGGTGGTTTTCCTCCGTGAAATGCAAATCCATGCTGAAATCTTTCTGTAAATTTTCTCATTTAAATCTCCTCGCGATAGTTAAAATTTTCAAAGTCCTCTTGATAGGAATCTATTACCATAAACTTGGTATCCCTATCATAGTACGTTTGCCATGCCTCGTGCGAATTCCCGTTCAGTTGTGGCAGTTGAGGTAGATTTAATTCAAATTCATGGGCTAATGATTCATAGTCTTCCTTTAAATTTTCAAATTCTAAAATAATATCTGATCTAATCTTATTTTCGATCGATAACCATTTGGTTTGACTCCAAGCATGGAAAAAATCTTCTTCTTTAGACCTCTCACAATATGCCTGGACAAATTCCGGAAACTCCGGTTCTTTGTCTTGATATACTCTCCATAACTGTGTTGTTCTTGCAAATTCATAAGCCGAGACTATCCGATCAAAGGGATTTCTCACGCATCCTATAATTAGTAAATTTTCAAAATCGATGAGATTCTCCTTAGCAAAGGCTAAGTTTCTGTGTCTCGGATGAAACATCCCGTGAATCGGGGGCATTCTTTCCGTGACGGATCTCATCGCATCGTAATCTTTAAAAGCCTCGTACAAACTGGTACTGGCATTCTTCGGTATGTTAATAAAGAGGAATTTATTCATTTCCCCCTCTCTATTATAAAAGCGTTATTCGCATCTTTTACCCCTGGGCTAAAACCAAAATTTTTGTATAACCTTCCTAGACCTTTTCGCAAAGTCCTCGCTCTTATTTTATAGCATGGATTATCGCTTTTGTCAAGAACATTTTGCAGGATTTTACCAATTTGACCGTCCCAAAGCTTATAATCATACCCTTTAAGCGAACAAATATGCATATAGCAAGAATCATCGGAAAACTCGTTAAACCACATTGCGCCGACTATATTCTCATCTTGAAATAAAAAATAAAACCAAGATTCGCAAGCAACCATATTTAAAAAACTAAACCAAGTCCATTCTTTGCAATTATAAAATACTTTATCCCATAATCCCAAGCAATGAAGTCTCACAAAAAATTGGCGCAACCAATAATGCGAACTTCCATATCCTTGCTTAAATCGTTTTAGCTCGACCATGATCCCACCTTATAGTCAGATTTAGCGGTTAAATAAGTACTCTTCATTTTCTTTTTGTTTTTGTCCCTCTTCCGGAAGGTATGCCAAAGCGGAGCCTCCTCAGTCTTCTGCCCAATGTAGTTTGACTTGCCTGGCATCATACTACGCACCCCAATCTGCCCGTAGTGACTCGGACGGATCATATCCAACTCGTCTGCCCGTACCGCAGTAC